CGGCCGGAGGGGTTTACGATTTTTCTCTCGACGCAATCGGACGAGCCGCCGGCCGGCGTGTTCGGGCAGGCCCTGGGCGATTTCCGCGACATCCGCGACGGCAAGCTCGTGGCGCCGCGGCGTCTCGGCGTGCTGTACGAGTACCCGCCGGCGATGATCGAGGCCGAGGCGTACCGCGACCCGGCGACGTGGTACGTGACGAACCCGAACCTCGGCGCCAGCGTCGATGAGCAGTTCCTGCTCGACGAGCAGGCGAAGGCGGAACGCGCCGGGCCGCACAGCATCGCCGGGTTCTATGCCAAGCACGTCAACGTCGAAATCGGTCTGCGGCTGCGCAGCAACCGCTGGGCCGGTGCGGAGTACTGGAGCCGCCGGGCTGATCCCGCCCTGACGCTCGACGCGGTGCTGGAGCGCAGCGAAACGGTCGTGGTCGGGATCGATGGCGGCGGCCTCGATGATCTGTTCGGGTTGGCAGTCCTGGGCCGGGATCGCGACACGAAGCACTGGCTGGCCTGGTGCCACGCCTGGTGCCATGCCGGCGTCCTGGAGCGGCGCAAGACCATTGCCGCGCGCCTGCGCGACTTTGCGGCATCGGGCGATTTGACGATCGTGGACGATGCGCTCGGCGACCTGTCCGGCATTGTGGCGATCATCGAGCGGGCGAGGGACGCCGGCACGCTCGCCGAGGTCGGGGTTGACCCGGCGGGCCTGGGCGAGCTGGTCGATGCGCTGGCCGATGTCGAGATTACCCAGGACAACAAGCTGCTGGTCGGCGTCGGGCAGGGCTACCGGCTGATGAACGCCGTCAAGACGGCCGAGCGGCGGCTGGCGAACGGGACGCTGTGGCATAGCGGCTCGCGGTTGATGGAATGGTGCGTCGGCAACGTGAAGATCGAAGCCACGGCGACGGCGATACGGGCAACCAAGCAATCGGCCGGCGACGCGAAAATTGACCCGTGGTGCGCGTTAATGAATGCCTGCGACCGGATGAGCTACAACCCGGCGTCGGTGGACGTGCTGGCGATGGTCGCCTAGCCAAAGGCTAATATCATGTCTCTGATCGTCAAAGCCGCCGGCGGCAAAGCCAGCGGAGGGCAGAGCTATGTCCTGAGCGATGCCACGGTAGATCGATACGGTGACATCGTTGAACCCGCCGGCTGGCAGCTTGACACGTTCCGCTCCAATCCAATCGCCTTGTTCAACCATCAGCCGAACCTGCCGATCGGCAAGTGGAAGAATGTGCGGGTGCAGGACGACCGGCTTGTCGCCGAGTTGGAACCGGCCGAGAAAGGGACAAGCCACCGCGTTGACGAGATCCTGCGGCTGATCGAACAGGATATATTGCGCGCTACATCGGTCGGTTTCCGCGCCATCGAGAGCGAGCCGATAAACGATAAGCAACCGCGCGCAGGCATAAGGTACAAGTCGCAAGAGTTATTGGAAACAAGTATTGTCAGTGTGCCCGCGAACCCCGCGGCCCTGGCAGTTGCAAAATCGCTGCAGATCAGCAGTGACACGATGGAGATCGTTTTCGGCAAGCACGCCGCGATGGAGACGAAATCCATTCAACCCGGCAAGCATGCCGACACGAAACCCCGCCCGAAGGGCGTAGGGGTGAAGACGATGAATATCTCACAGCAGATCGAAGACGTACAAACGAGGCTTAACACCGCTCGCGATGCGTTGCTGGCACATGTACAAGAACCAAATCACGATTTGGATGAGGCCGCTTCGTTGAACGAGGAGGTGGAGTTCCTCGAAAGGGATCTCGCCAGCAAGCAGCGCACCGAGCGCTCTCTTGCGCTGCGGGCCGCCGAGCAACCGGCGCAGGGCACGGCGGTTGCGGTCCGCCGGCCGCTATCCGTCGCCCAGGCCGCGACCGACAAGGCCGATTACCTGTGGCGGGCCGCCACGGCTGGGTTTATCGCGCGCGCGACGCAGCGCACGATCGAGGACGTACTGCGCGAGCGCTATCCGCAAGAAAAGTACAACGACGCCGAGGCGACCGGCTGGGTGACGCGCGCGGCGATCTCCGGCGCACTGACGACCGTGCCGGGTTGGGCGCAGGAACTCGTCACGCAAGGCACCGGCGGGTTTATGCAAACATTGTACCCGATGAGCGTCTTCCCGCGCTTGGCGGCACAAGGGACGGCTCTCACTTTCGGCCCGGATAACGCCAGCATCAAGATCCCGAGCCGGGCGACAACACCGTCTATTAGCGCGTCCTTCGTCGCAGAAGGATCGCCGCTGCCAGTCCGAAGGCTCGGCCTGACCTCGATCACGCTACAGCCCTACAAGATGGGCGGCATCAGCGTCTACTCGCGCGAAATGGCGATGTACTCGAACCCCTCGATCGAGGGGATCATCCGCCAGGGAATGACCGAAGACACGGCGATCACGATTGATACGCTGTTGCTGGACGCGACCGCGGCCAGCGCCAGCCGCCCGGCCGGGCTGCTGTTTGGCGTATCGACCGCCGGCACGGCATCCACGGCGAAAGGCTATGCCGCGATCCTCGCCGATCTCGCCTTGCTGACGGCGCCGTTCTATGCCGCCAACGCCGGCCGCAACCTGGTGATGATCATCAACCCGCAACAGGGCATGCAGCTCGGCTTTGCGCCGGGGCCGGATGGATCGTTCGGCTGGAGCAGCCAGTTCACCTCGCGATTCAGCATCATCGAAAGCACAACCGTACCCGCCGGTAAGGTTATTGTACTCGATGCCGCCGACTTTGTATCCGTGAACGGGGCGGTTGAATATGATATTTCCGAGCAAGCGGTTCTCCATATGGAGGACACGACGCCCCTCAACATCAGCGCTGTTGGCACGCCGAATGTTGTCGCGGCCCCGGTACAAAGCATGTGGCAAACGGCCCAGATCGGCATCAGAATGCTGCTGAATATCACCTGGGCGATGCGTAGAACTGGGATGGTTCAGTACCTGACCGGCGTTAATTGGGCGCCGGCATAGGAGTACAACGATGGCTGAAAGCACACGGACGGCTGAGCAGCAGGAACAAGAACGACAACGGCAACAGCAGGAGCAACAAGCGGCGCGCAATGTGCCGCGCCAGGGCACGGTAAGAGGGGCCGGCGAGCAGCAGGCGGCCGAGCCGCCGCAAGACGCACGAGCCGTCGGCCGACGCGAGCGCGAGGAAACGGACAAGCTCATTGCCGAGCGTCTCGCAACGCCGCCGGAGCCGCCGACGCCGACGCAGGACGAGGCCGACGCGATCAAGGAGGCTGCGTTCTCCGGCAACCTGCAGCCCGAAGAGCCGGCGGCACCCGAGACCGAAGAGCAGCGGCGCGAGCGCGAGCGGCAGCAGCGTGACGTGCGCCCGGCCGAAGGCCGCCCCGGCTACACGACGCGCTGATGAGCCTGATCTCCCGGCTACCGCTTCTCTGGAAAGGCAAAGCGGCAGCCGAGGGGAAGTACCGTCCCGGCCCGTGGCTGACGAGCGACGGCGTCATTGCCGCGAGCTGGGGCCGGTATCTCAATTTCTGGCAGGCCGGCTATAATCCCCAACCCTACGGCGAGCGCTCGGCGATGGTGGAGGCGTGCCAGGCCGCCTACAGCCAAACCGTCGCCATGCTGCCCGGCGATCACTGGCGCAGCCTCGCCAACGGCGGGCGGGAGCGCGTCACGACCTCGAGCCTCTCCCGCATCCTGCGGCGGCCGAACGATTATCAAAGCGCGTCCGATTTCCTGATGAACTTAACCCGGCGCCTGTTTGCGTCGGGGAATGCCTATGCGTATGCCGTACGGAACAACAGGTTTGAGATCGTTGAACTGCACCTGATGCGCGATGGGCAATACCAGCTCGCGCAGGACGGCAGCATTCACTACACCCTCTCCGGTAACGAGATCATAGACCAGCGCATCGACCTCACCGAGCCAGTGCCGGCGCGCGATGTGCTGCATGTGAGGCTGCACACGCCGCGGCACCCGCTACAGGGGGAAAGCCCGATATTGAGCGCGGCGCTGGATCTCAGCATGTACAACACGGCGCTAAGCCAGCAGGTGACGTTCTTTCTTAATCAGGCGCGCAGCTCGTTTATCCTCGGCACCGACCAGCAGATGAACAGCGACCAGAACGATGCGCTGCGCGAGAAGCTGAGCACGCGCATCGGCGGCATGAACGAGGGCATGCCGCTGGTGCTGTCGAACGGGCTGAAGCCGTTCCCGTTGTCCACGTCTGCGGTTGATGCGCAGCTCGCCGAGCTGCTCAAGATGAGTGCGGCGAATATCGCGCTGGCACACCGGATACCGCTGCAGGTGCTCGGCCTCGGCGAAAGCACATACGCCAATGTCGAGATACTCAACCAGGCGTGGCTGGCGAGCGGCCTGGGGTTCGTGCTCAATCACATTGAAACCGCGTTCGACAATTTATTCGGCCTCGGCGGGCCGCCGACGGAATACACCGAGCTTGATACGCGGGCGTTGCTGCGCAGCGCCTATCGCGAACGCATCGAAGGGCTGGCGCGCGGCGTGCTGTCGGGCATCTACAGCCCGGACGAAGCACGCAACAGCGAGGATCTGCCGACCGTGCCGGGTGGCAGCAGCCCCTATTTGCAGCAGCAGAACTACAGCTTGGAGGCGTTGTCAAAGCGTGATTCACAAGCCGACCCGTTCGGCACCGCGAAGCCGCCACAAGCACCGCCACCGGCTGGCAATACCGGCAACCAGGGCAATGCCGATGCAGCCAACACGC